GCTGAATACCCGCAATCGAAAAGGGTCGTTTAATGATCCTTGCGAAAACACTTGACGCAATCCGATAGGATGTTATTCTGTATTCATCGTCACTCGGGCTGGAGTGATTTAAGTGCACTGGCAGCAATGCCACAACTAACCCTTGCATGAGCCAGCCCGCTTGTGCGAGGGTTTTTGCATTTCATGGAGATTAAAAGATGATCACCTTTACGCTAACAAGTGTGACGCCAGAAATGGCCAGAGAATGGTTGAGGGAGAACAACGAAAACAATCGTGGAATAAAAACGCAGGTGGTAAAAAAGTACGCTCGCGATCTACTCGACGATAATTGGAGGGTCACACACCAGTGCATAGCGTTTGATTCTCGCGGCATGCTTGTCGATGGGCAGCATCGCCTGTCGGCGATTGTGCTTGCGGGAAAGCCGATGGCGGCGTTTATTGCAAGGTACAACACGCAAGAAGACGCCATGAAGCTACCAATTGACATGCAGGCAAAACGATCCATTTTTGAGGTGCTGCAAGTTTCCAGAAGAGATCAGGAAACAGCAATGGCATTTCTTAGAATTGCACTCACTAGCAACGTGCTTGTGACAATGGCGGAAGTGGAGCATGCGATTGAGGTTTTGCGCGAAAAACTAACTGCCGTGCATGCGTGCGTCACTAGTACGGTCAAGTATCGGTCTGCAGCTCCAGCGAGGGCCGCTATCGTGTTTTTGATGGGCGAGTTTCCTGATCGCAAAGAAGAATTGTGTCGGCTGTATCGCGCGTTTGTTGCGATGGATTTGGAGGGGCTTCCTTCATCTATTTTGGCGTTGCTAAAAAATTTGGATCATGGCACACTGAAATCTGGCGGCTCAGATCAAACAGAGTTGTGCCTGCGTGTTTACTACGCGTTTCATCCGGACAACAGATCAGTAAAGATGATTCGGCTGCTGGATCAAGTATCCATGCTGAGGCAATTGCGAGAAAAGACAAAGCAGTGGTTTTATCCACGAAAAGGATGAATGGACTGGCAAGGCAAGGCCAGGTAAGGCACGGCTGGCAAGGTAAGGCATGGGAATCCATGATTCGAAAGGCAGGAGCAATCCTGCCTTTTTTTGTTGCTATCTTGCTGGCAAATGACAATTCCAAAGCGTCGAGCCGTCCCGCAAAACTGCGGGCATGGCATCCGCATCTTCTTTGCTGGCACAAATCGACGCAGCGATCGAAGCACTCCTGACAGGTGGTGCATCGTCGTACTCGATCGGATCGCGCACAGTCACGGCGCTTGATCTGAACACGCTGTTCGAACAGCGAAACATGTTGCAGCAGCAGGTTGACCGCGAATCAACCGGCATCTTTCGACTCGCCAAAATGCAAAGGACGAGTCGATGATTGGCAGCACTCTCGACAGAATCATCGGTGTTTTCAGTCCCCAAGCGGCTGTGCGACGAACGCAGCAACGGCGAGCACTTGAACGAATGTATTCCGGGGCCGAAGCAAGTCGGCTGACTAACAACAAGAAGCCGAAGAATCAGTCGGCTGATTCAGAATTGCTCGGTCCGTTTGGTGCTGACTCTTTGCGAGCGTGGTCGCGTCAATTGGTTCGTGACAATGCTTATGCCTGGGGCGTTGTCGATACGATTGTTTCGTCCGTCGTTGGCTGTGGAATCACGGCACAGTCTCAAGTCGAAACGCCGGAAGGAACTGACGTCGAGGATGTGAACGACATTCGCGACAAGGTGTGGCAGGAATGGTGCGAAGTTGCTGACGTGAATGGTCGGTTGAACTTCTACGAGATTCAGCAACTTGCGCAGCGTGAAATGGTCGAGGCTGGCGAGGTGTTGATTCACATCGTCAAGACTCCGTCGAACAAGTATCGCGGAATCTATCGCCCTGTTCCGTTGGCTCTTGAGTTGATTGAATGCGATCGACTCGCCAGCGATCGGGATACGTACAAGATCAATCGAGCGGGCGGGAACAAGATCATCCGAGGCGTCGAACTTGACGACCTTGGCAAGCCGTTAGCGTATTGGATCTATCCAGAGCATCCAAACGGTCCTTATGCAACGAGGGCGACTCCTGAGCGAATTGATGCGTCAGAGATCATCCATCTCTATCGCGTTGACCGTATCGGCCAAAGTCGCGGCGTATCGTGGTTCGCTCCTGTGCTGTCATGGCTGCGCGATCTCGGGGTCTACGTGGATAACGAGATTCAAGCCTCGGCGGTGGCGTCTTGCTTTGGCGTTGCAATTACAACAAACGGCAGGGCTGGCAGTGGCTTGATGCCATCGACGGATGAAGAAACGACCGACACGAACGGCAATTCGTTTGAATACCTTGAACCAGCAATGGTCGTCCGGTTGCAGCCGGGCGAATCAGTCGAGTCGATCAATCCCGGGCGACCGAATTCAGCTTCAGAACCGTGGATCAACCTGATGCTTCGGGGCATCTCAGTTGGGACGGGATTGTCTTACGAGGTTGTTTCACGCAACTACTCAGGCACGTCCTACAGTAGCAGCCGCACATCGATGCTGGAAGACCGCCGACGCTTTCGACGTTGGCAGAAGTATCTCGTTCAGCACATGTGTCAGCCGATTTGGGATGCGTTCTGCGATCAGGCATCAACTGCCGGAGTCGATGGTTTTCCGTCAATGACTGACATCCTCGACGATCGACGCACGTCAACTGCCGTGGAATGGCAGACTCCCGCATGGGAATGGGTCGACCCTCAAAGCGAACAGGCGGCATCAGACGCGGCGTTGAATTCATTCCAAAGCACATATCAGGATGAACTTGGGCAGCGTGGCAAGAGTTGGCGCAACGTGTTCTACCAGCGAGCCAAAGAGGAAAAACTGAAACGGCAGCTCGGGCTTGTTACTGCGGACATGGCGAACGTTGATTCGACACAGGCCGAAGCACAGCAACTTGCGGCATCGTCTGCAAATCCGACTGGCACACCGAATCAGCCAGCGGGTGAAATGGCTGATATGTCGCGTCTGCAATGGGGACGCAATCGAAAAGCGATTGAGGACATTCTCGCCGAGTACATCGCCGGAACGGCAAGCGAAACAAAATCAAAAGTGTTTCTTCAGTCGCTCGGACTCACGGAAGCAACGGCAAACATGCTGCTAAGTGATGCCGCCGATGGAACAGTCGACACAGACCTGACTCAAGTACCGGAGACGGAAAATGCCACGTAAGAAGGGCACGCTACCGCCTCAAAGACTCGCCAGCGTTGTGATGCGCCAAGTTGGTTACTCACAAGGAGTGACGGACGTTGTTGTCGCCACGGAAACGCCAGTAAGGCGATACGACGAAGACCGGGGCTATGTGATCAATGAAGTATTGTTGATGGACGGTGTTGTGTTGCGTTCTGGAATGCAACAGATGCCCATCGTTGACAGTCACGACGATAAGACAGTCCGAAACATCCTTGGCAGCATTCGCGGATTGCAGGTGATCAATGGCGAACTGCATGGCCAGCCTGTTTTCGCAAGCGATGAAGAAGCGCAGGTCATTCGCCAGAGAATGGACGAAGGGCACATCACAGACTTTTCAATCACAGCACTTCCAATCGAATCGCTCTTTATTCCGCATGGACAGAGCTACACGACGCAACGAGGTGCGGTGATTGAAGGACCGGCAGTCATCCATGTGCGATGGCAACCGCATAACGCTTCGATCTGTGCCACAGGTGCAGACGAGAATTCCACTGTCCGCAGGTCCTATACAGACCTCGAAAGAAAGGTAACCAGAATGGACGAGGCACTATTGGGCCAGCTCGCAGCAATGGGACTGCCCGAAGGAATGACTGATCCGAATCAGGTGCTTGCATGGGTTGTCGGAAAGCTGACACCGGCAGAAGCACCAGAATCAGAAGATTCAGGCATGGTCGAAAATGCAGACATGACTGAAGACCCGACAAAGAAAGTCGCTTGTGCTGACCCAGCATCGGCCGCATCGCCGGATTCAACAGAAGATCCAACCAAAAAGATCGAGCAGGCAATCGGTCGAGCACTCAAGGCCGACACTGTTCGACGCAAAGAAATTCAGGCTCTGTGCACTGCGCACAAAATCGAACGATCGTTTGCCGACCAACTCTGTGATGGCGGCGTTGACCTCAACACTGCAAGAACAAGGATTTTGGAACGAATGGCAAACAAACCAGCAGGCCAAACGGCCACCGATGAACGCGTCTCAGTCACTGAGTCAGCGGATGACAAGTTGTTTTCAGCAATGCGGGACGGTCTTGTCCTGCGAAGTGCTCGACAGGCTGGCATCCGTGGGAAGATCATCGAGGCTCCAGCAGTGGGGCACGAAGATTTCCACAACATGAAACTGTCCCGAATGGCTGAAATGTGTGTGGCAAAGCTCGGTTGCAATGTGCAGCGGATGTCTCCAAAGGACATCGCACTGGTTGCAATGGGACATCCGGCAACTCTCAATCGATTCCGGGTTGAGCGATCGGCGTATCACACGACCGGCAGTTTCTCCAATCTGATGCTCGATGCTCAGAACAAGACGCTGCTTGCCGCCTATGAAGAAGCCCCTTACACATGGGAACTGTGGGCACGCAACGCCGGAACGGTGGCTGACTTCAAAAACATCAATCGAATCCGGTTCTCCGAGATGGGTTCACCGGAAATGGTTGCCGAACGTCAGGACTATCCAGAGTCGCCAATGAGCGATGCAAAGGAAGTCTACAAGGTCGAAAAGTACGGCAGCATTTTCTCAGTCACCTGGGAAACTGTCGTGAATGACGACCTGGACGCGATCAGCCGCATTCCAGCAATGCAGGGTGCTGCATGTCGACGCAAGCAGAACGCAGCGGTGTACAACATTCTGACATCCAATCCAACGATGGCAGATGCCGGTGCACTGTTCAATGCGACTGCCCAAACCACTCCTGGCGGTCATGCGAACTACACCAGCAGCGGCACGGCAATCAGTGTTGCTTCTCTGAACGTCGCGTTCACAAGCATGATGACCAAGAAGGGCTTAAACAGCAGTGTTGTGCTGAATCTTCAGCCATCGTTCTTGATTGTCCCTGTTGCGATCAGTGCAACCGCACTTCAGGTTGTTGGGTCTATTGCCGATCCGTCAGTCGGTGGATCAGCAGCAGGCAACAGCAACACGCTGAACATCTACGGGCCAAACGGCTCACGTCCGCTGCGGGTCATCGTTGACCCAACGCTCGATGCGAACAGTTCAACCGCCTGGTACTTGGCAGCAAGCACGAGCCAAGTGGACACGATCGAACTGACATTCCTTGAAGGCGAGCAGTCTCCCGTTCTCGAAAGCGAATGGGACTTCGATAAGGATGTGTACAAGTACAAGGTTCGTCAGACGTTTGGAGTTGCTCCAATCGACTATCGCGGACTGTACAAGAACGTCGGGGCTTAGTGCTCTGGCAGGATGAATCACGGCGGGGACAGTCGTTTCCCGCCGTTCTTTGACGCACTCCCAACGGTAGCGGAATGCGACGACCCGTTTTGAAAGGTGATTACGATGGCCGGTATTGCCAATTTCCAAGAGTACGTCGATGACTTCTTCGGAACGTCAGCGACATTTCCAACGTCAGCAGACCCAGCAACTCCGTGGCTTGCTGTGGACACGTCAGCGGCTGGAACGCCGACCTATGTCCGCAACGCATCAAGCGCGGTGCTGACACTGGCATCAACCAGCGAAGTGG